TGGCGCGTATATTTCCATTCTCATCAAAGATTGTAGCTTTGATTACACAACGGTCATCTGTAAGTTCTACAACATCTGATGTCAAACACCAGTCTTTGTAGTTGCTTCTGAAAAACTTCAGTCTTTCGTTAACTTCAACGTATTCTTTACCTTTGATGTTAACTGTTTTTAATTTACTCATTTCTTTCGTGTTTCATATTTATTAAACATTTCGTGCGCTTTTTTACCAGCACGTATTGCAAATACAATTTTTAAGAACTTCCGAAACATTACAGGTCTGCCTCTAAGAACAATGGCAAAGCCAATCTCTCTAAAGACAGTAATGATTATACGCCTAACAAGTTTCTTGTCTAGACCTAAATCATGTGCAATTTCAGATATAATTCTTCTTAGTTTTGTGTGATCTGACATAAGTAAAAATACAAAAAATCAGTCTAAAAATCTAAGGAATTGTCCTTGAATTTTGTCAATTCACTAATAAAATTAAGTGTAACTGTACCCACACCAATGTTGCGACCTTTCGCAAAAATGATTTGAGCTTTGCCTGCAGTAGATTCACCGTTCTCGTCTTGATTAATACCATAATACTCTGGTCTATATATCAAGGCAACAACATCTGCAGCTTGTTCTATCTCGCCTGATTCTCTCAGATCCGATAGTGTCGGTTTGCTCTCAGCTCTGAATCCAACACCACGATTAAGTTGCGATAATGCAACAATAGTAATGTTTAATTCTTTAGCTAGGTTTTTGAGCGCCCTAGCCACTTTCGAGACTTCTTGTTCTCGTGTTCCTTTGGCTCCTGCACTTGCCGTGACAAGCTGTAGGTAGTCAACAAACACAAGCTTAACACCGCAGCTATGTACATATTGTCTAGTTTTAGATAATAAGTAGTTCAAAGATGTGCGTTTGCATTCATCAATGTAGATGGCTTTTTCTTGTATATTGCTAGCCGTTTGTTGTATACGCAACAAATCTTCAGCGCCAAGTTTACCATTCTGTATCCAACGGATTGGTATTTCTGATTCAAGTGATACAAGTCTAGTTAATAGTTGATTGACTGACATCTCGTAAGAGAATATAAGCGCAGCACAATCAGCTATCTCAACTGCATTATATGCAAGATTAAGAGCTAAACTAGTCTTACCCATTGATGAAGCAGCACCGATAATAACAAGATCTGTTTCTTGCCATCCACCAGTAAACTCATCAAGTTTAGAAAAACCTGTTGTAATACCAACTATACCATCGGTATTCATTCTTTTTTCAACATCTATTAAAAAGTCTCTAATTTGCGTATTGATGTTTGCTACATCAACTTGCGTAGTATTAGTAACTTTAGAGTTGACTTTATTAATGTGATCAATAATTTTATCTACTGATTCTTCATTAATAAACATATTCAACGCTTCATTAATACCAGCATGTAAATGCTTTCTTTTATAGAATTGTTGTAACTGTTCAACGCATGACTTTACAGATATATAATCTGTATGTGTAGAAAATATTTCAGATAGTCTAACCTTTTGGCTGTGATCACAATCAAGAGCATTGGCCATAGAAACTAAGTCTATAACCTTTTGCTCTGATTGCATAACCAAAAATTTATCAAATATGTTCTTGTGGAACAAATTTGAAAACAAGTAACTTTCCAAATTTTCTGCGTTGTCGTAGTATAATTCAGGATATAAGAGCAATTTACCTAATAGCTTAGTTTCAAGCTCATACATCATTAATTCATCGTGCATTACATAGTTAAAAAGTTGGTGAAGATAATAAATTTTTCGCAACTGATGACCAATATGGCTCATCTTTTGAAAATGCGTAGTCATCTATGACATCATCTATAGGATCTATACAATCCATTTCAGGATTATATGCGCCTATAATATCATGGGGAAATGTGCTGCTGTAAACAGGATACATATACCCCCAATCATCTTTTAACAGATTAGTATGCCAATCTACATGTGACAAATGCTCTGTTATATCATCGAAGTTTTCCTCTTGTTTTGTTCCAACGTCTTCGATGCCATCGTTGAAACTTTTTGGAAAAAGCGAACGCTGTCCATAAACATTGTATCCTCCGTAGCTTATATCACCATAAGAATATACAGGTTCTTGGTATTGATGTTCGTACTTTGTTTCACCAAGTTTTTCAATGATTCCCATCATTAAACTTAATGTATTCATAGCGTCTTCAATGTTTACATATTCTTGATCACTATGTGGTTTGTAATAGCCACTAGATATATTAGTGACAGATACATTTGATATAGGTTTAAGTGCCTTGACATCGGTTAGACCACCATTATCTTGGAACTGAAATCCGTGTTTATCAAGTAGTGGCTTTACAGCCTTCTTGAACTTCTTAGACATAAGGTTTATACCACCTATCTTGGTAACAAAGTCATCATTACCACGTCTGTCTGTTTGCAATATGTAGCCTACATCTTGAAAGAACTCAGGTGTGGCGGCCTTAGAGCCAACACAACCTCTTTCTTCTGAATGAAAGAATGCTGCTTTTATATTATCAAACTTGTTAATACATTCAAGTGCTGCCCAGATGCCGACTTTATCATCGCCACCTACGCCTACTTGTTCCATTTTCTTATAATCCATAGCATAAAAGTTGCCATAAAGTCTACGAACACAGTAGCCTTTTACAAAATCATGCACAGTATCTGTGTGTGCAACCACACATGGATATACATCAGCTTTGCCTTTGGTAACATATATGTTTGTACCTCCAGCTTGCTGTTCTGTAACAATAGTTACATCTTTTACATGTTCATTAACATATTTAATTTGTTCTATGATAAATGCATTCATTTTATCTTCGTTTCCTGAAACACTTTGTATTTCCAAAGTTTGTTCAAGATTGTCTATCATAGTTTCTTCAGACATATTCCAAGTTTTACGCATAGTTTCTTACTTCTCTATAGTATCCATCTGTGGATCTAGGGTTAATTCTTCTTATTGATGCTGTATCAATAGGTCTAACTCTTGAAGAGTTACTCATAAATCCTAGTTCAGGATATATGTGTGCATAGGTATCTATGTATGGTAGTTTATTATAACCATTCTCAGGCCATTCAATAGGTATGCGCACTTGTCCACGCATTTCCTTGCCTGTTGTAGGATTTATCAAGACAGCAGAGTTATATGATTGCAGCTTTTTATAATGGTAACCATTATCTTTAGCCCATTGAATCATTAGTGGCTCGTAGGCATTACGCAAAGTATATACACGATCCATAATGTTAATCGTATTTACTCTACGATGTACGCTGACATTTTGCCATAGCAATGCACGGGCAACGATACCACCATCTTGATCTTTCATTACAAGTATTTTGCAATGTTCACAATCTTCATATATGTCTAAGAATGGTTGACAACGATCGTAACGCATACAGCCAGCACCTAAAGTGCCTGTGTAATCACCACCATGCTCGTGCCATTCATTACTATATGAAGATTCATGCATATAATGTTTTACATCATCTTCTATTTCTATATAGTAAGATTCTGCTATATTATCCATTGCAAGAATATTAGCAAACAATTCTACTTCGTGATTACTTATAGCAAAATCGTCAAGTTCTACTAGTTTGTATGGTGAAGCCATCATACATAGTGATCTGCGTAAAGCAGGATCTAGTAGTACTTCTTTCATATTACCTTCATGTATGTGATCAACAGCTAGTGCTTGATGTAACACAAAACTAGATAGTTTAGGTATAGTCATATAACTAATTTTCTCAGCATTTGATGCTGCTATACCATATACAAATGGATGTTTAGCTGACCATACAGCACGTGTAGATGACTGTCTGTTAAAGAAATGTTTCATTCTGTTACTATCAGACATAAGATCTACTTTTTGCTGAAGATCATCAGTAATCCAATCTTGCATTTGTTCAAAATGTTTAAACACTAATCCCCATAGTTCAGGATATTCTACCTCATCAACCCATTTAAACATGGATTCAGGATAGTATGTTTCATTTTGAAATCCGAGCCAAGATATTTTGTTTCTTTGCACGTCTAGTGGCGTAGGTATAACCCTAACACCTTTTTGTAGACAGTGATCAAGAACCAATAATCTGCAATCGGTATCTGTGGGTACAGGCAAATGCTTGCCGTAGTACCTCATCTTTTTTATTACTGGTGAATCTACCAGTTCAACGACATTATAATTAACTATTGACATAGTTCCAAGCTATTTGATTCATTTTATTAGCATTACTAAATAGTAATTTTTCTATACCATCTGGATCACGATCCATATTTTTAATCTCGTGATTAGTATAGTATGTGACACCATTGAGTAAACCCCATAATGTGTCACCTTTTTCAGTTGTTTCTTTTGCAATACAATCAAGTAGTTTATCTACTTTATTCTTTGTCTTTTTAGAAACAACTTTATTATCATCATATTCAACTTCATTTATGTATACAGGTAGTTTCATAACATCTTTAACGATGTTTCTAACTGCCTGATCACTAATGCGTTGTTGTTTTAAAAAAGCTATTGTATTATCTATGCCAACTAATTGAATACTCAAGTCTTCAGCTATATCATCAGCTTTGATATTAATACTCTTAGTATGTTTTACTGATTTACCTTTACTAGCAAATAAGTACAACTGATTTGCACAAGATAATACTTTATTAGATGTACCATAAGATAATCCTATACTACCATCATTTGAATCTACAACAAATATATATCTGTCATAGTCTTTTTTTGAACATGGTAATTTAAATTGAACAAATATTTTTTTACCACCATTTAATGCTAAAGCTTTGTGAAATTCATATTCACCACTAACAGCTTTAGCAATTTGCATAGCTCGTTCTACTATTTGTTCATTCTGTGTTTCTTGGTATTGTTTGGTACATACACCAAGTATTTCCAAGTTATCTTTTCTTCTGATTCCATAGTATCCACTTTCAGACCAGTTGCCGTGCATATTAAAATGCGACTCAGGACATTGTGAAAACAATGGAACCTTTTCCACCTCCCAGTCTAACTGAGAGGCAGATAAGATTTCCTTTAATGTCATTATTTTTCTATTATTTCTATTGACGTATTCACTTGTGGGTTGCCTTTGACAGCTATAGCTTCAAGCTTTTTTAACCCACGAGTGTGTTTGGATAACTTATTTATAGTCTTAGCGCATTCGTTTATCCACTCCTGCTTTACAGACTCGTAGTTATCACCTTCTTCTAATTCTATGGTTACACCATAGTTCCATTTAACTGACTCGAAGTTACCCGTATTCACGGCTTCAGAACAGTTTACATTCAATTGTATTACTTTCATAATTCGTCTTTATTATATTCTTGCGCATCATCTCTTCTGCGCTCTTCATATTCCCATCTTTCTATTAACTCATACCAGTGATTATCTTCACCGCATTCGTTGCAATAGAATATTTGTCTATCATCGCATAAATTTTCTTTTACGCGTTCTTCTGCACCACAACAGCTGGTAACCTCGTCAGAGGTCCAGCCGTCATCTTGTGGATTAGAAAGTTTCCATCTATCGTAACTCACCACCAAGCCCAATATTTGATTTTGTAGCCATCTTTTATGTAGTTCATAGCTTCATAGATAGCATCCAAATCTTGTTGTTTATAGTATTCACAGGCATCATTACCCCAAAAGAATCCACTTCTTTCTTGTAATGTGCCTGTTAGTACTCTGGTTTGTAGTTCAAGTAAATCCTCGTGAGTTACTTGCAGCATATGTCCAGCATTAAATCCGCCCATACTACCATCATTATAGGCGTCACCGCCTTTTTCTGCGTACAAATCATCAAACCAGCCGTGCAGGTATGGATGTTTACGCCAAGTTATTATATCTATTTCTTCAGATGGATTGTATTTAAAATCTATCTGTTTTCTATTTCTGCCTTTGTAGGCAACTAATCCATGGTCTAGTCCCATATTATTTTGATTTTAATTTAGATGATATTATACATACTATCAGGGCCACTGAAAAGCAGCCCGTCAAGTATGTTGCAAGTGATATTAGAGGTGTCACTTGATTTTTAATTTTTCGATTATTCTATTGTATCGATACTTAAGTTCTACTTTAGCGTGACCTACGTTACGCTTAAACTTATTTTCATCAAACTGTTCTACAGTTCTCTGTATTTCTCTTAGTTTATTCAGAATCTTTTGACGCATAGTTCAATAACATTTCTTTATTAAGTAATTGATTCATTAGTAACATCCATTGTGGCATACTAGTTTCACCATTTATTGTCAAGAAATTATTTACAAGGTTTCTTGCATCTTTCAACTGTTCTTGTGTTTTACAAGAATCTATGACCGATGAGCAATACTCATAGGCACTATTAGTATCTATCATATTGATTGTGATTATAGATTGCATCTAACTGTTCTTGCGAAAATGTAGCTTCAGCTTCTTTTTCAGCAACCTCAGGCTCCATAATAGTTTTCTCAGCAAGTTCTTGAGCTTTTTTAAAAGCGTATCCAAGTTTAATGTTATACTGAGTGTTTTTAATTGCATAGTGATTACCATACTTTTTAATGTGTTCAGCGTTTTCCATAAACTCCTCACCCTGTGGGATAATAGTAAATGCTACATAGCCGTTTTCACCAGCCATTTTTTCTAGTTCTTTTAAAGATACTAGACAATTGATTTTAGTTTTACCGTTATTTTTAAACGATTGAAATTTACCTTTAATTAAGTTCATAATATTAAAATTTTATTGGTTAAAAATTATTGAAATTTTTTCATCAGTGCAGTACCGATAGTGAAGATCAGCCCTGTTAAGATGGCTGTAACCATACCTGAGAATGTACCCAGAAATAATAGTGGTAATCCAAATGTAAGCAGGACATCCCACAATACATTGGTTTTCATAAATACTTTTCTTGACATTATCTTGCGTAATATCAAGTAAAAACCAGCAGCGCCAGCTGCACTCATCCATATTATACTCATAATTTATTGATTTAGTTTATTAATTAAATGTTTGATTTTGGTTAATTCGTCATAACGAGCTATGACCGTAGGATCATAGATATCGCCAACATAGGTTTCTATGTCTTTGCGTAGCTCTTCAAGCCTTTCATCTATGTGTTTATTAATTTGATCGAGGTCGAATATTGCATCCATACCTTCGTCTATTAAGCTTCTATTTTTACCATTCATAGCCTAAATCTTTTTTTGCTTGTTCTTTATCTTCATCGTATTTTTGAATTTCTTTTTTTATACGAGTAATAAGACTTCTATCTATTACTGATTTGTATTTAATACGTTCATTTTCGTTTGAAACATCTCGAAGATACTTATATTCTTCAATTTGTTCTTGTAATTTTTCATTACGTTTTAAAACTTCGTAAAATTCATCTCTAAGTTCTACGTTTTCAGATGTTAATCTGTCTATTTTTTCTAACGCTTCGCGTAGTTCTAGATTTTTATTTAATACACTTACATCATTTATTAT